CTACTTACTGACCACAAGCGGCAAATCCAGTGTTGGTGTGATTTTGGTTTTACGATCGTAAATCAACACCTGATTTTCTGTTTTGTGTCCACTGAAAATTTGTTTGTCGCGACTGCTGCCTTCGTAATCTGAAATCCCTTTGGCTTTTATGTCATGAAAATTACATCCGAACGGAACGCCTGCTTTTTGCTCGGCTGCGCGTTTAGCCTGATTCCACCAGTTGTTCAGCGTTTTAGCGATGACTTTCCCGCCTTTGGTTGTGCTGATCACATACTCGCATGTGCCGGAAGATACATTTCGGGCTAACTGGATCGCCGTACGTAATCGCGGAGACCATTCCTTGATTTGTTTGGTGCCTGTTTTGTTTTGCTCAATGTAGATCCCTTTATCCATAATATCCTGCCATTTTAGCTCGAGAACATCACCGAGCCTTGCCGCACAAAGATAGGAAATCTCCATTGCAATGCGTAACTGTGGAATTGCTTCCGCGTATATCGCCGCATACTGTTCATCGGTTATGTAAACAGTGCGGGCTTTAAGCGTGAATTTTCTGACGCCTTTGCATGGATTATTTTTCACATACCCACGCTCATATCCCCATCCGTATACGCGACTCAGGCTTGCCAGCTCATGGTTTGCCTGGGTCTTGCTCTCAAGTCCCCGCTTATCCATGAAAATTCTTACTTGCTCAATTTTTACATTATCAGCAAGCACTTTACCGAATACCGCCAGCAACGCCCTCTGATGTTGTCGATAATCTTTTTGGGTTCGGGGTGCCAGTTCTGTAAATGCAGGGGAGTCCATAAACATGTGCCATAATTTAGCGACGGTCATTATGTTGTGGAGTTTTGCTTTTTCCAGTTCATAATTTTGCCAGACTTTAGCTACGCTGGTTTCCCGTACTCTTCCGAGCCCTATAGTTCTTGTGCTTCCTTCGGGTTTCCACACGTAACTGTAACCATTCGATCTAACACGCGGTGGTAGTGCATTATCTTTTTTGTTTTTTCTTGGTCTTCCCATTGTTCAGCGCCTCAAAATCGGGTTCAGCGGAAACCAGCTCAGCTGCTTTTGGCATCGTTGTCAGTCCGTGTGGAATATCCCTGCGAAGAACTATTGGTTCGTTTTTAGGACCGATTACAAATGGGATGCCGTGCAGCCTTAACTGGTGTTGCTGTTTTGTGTATCGCTCGTATTTCGTGATCTCTTGAATCTCTGCTGGCGATAGAGTTAATTCGTACATGTGGTCACGTGCCTTACAGCATGACCGCCGCCAATATAATTCAGAGACGGCGATCAGGGTTGAACATTAAAAATCAACCGGATTCGGGATCAGTTTTTGCCAGATTGCTGAAACGTATTTTGCCTGGTGACGGGCGTCATCCAGTGCATTGTGGCGAACGCCTTCGAATGGAATAACGGTTCTAGCATCAAAGTCGATTGTTTTTCCCAGCTCAACGATTGTGCGTACATCGCGATCGTTGTGGTAGCGCCACGGGCAGGGGATTCCCTGTCGTTCGTATGAACGGCGTAAAATTACGTTGTCGAAACTGGTTCCGTTGCCCCAGACCTGAACAAAAAACTCACCGGAGTTTTCGTCGATAAATTCCCGTAATTGCAACAGTGCATCATCTAACGGGATTTCATCAGCCAGAATGGCAGACTGCGCTTCGCGCGATTGCTTCAGCCACCACTTAACGGTGTCCCTGTCAATGACACCGCCAGCAGTATCCAGATCGATGGTCTTACTGAATTCTGGCCCAATATCTCCGGTTTGCGGATCGAAAAATATTGCACCTATTGAGATAACTGCAGCATCAGGATTTTTTCCCATGGTTTCCAGGTCGATCATCATATGAGTCCACATTCTGTTGCTGGTGGATATGTATTTATGATGACTGTTCACCGTAATTAGGGGATTTGCCGTCTCGCCAGTTTCATCACTGCTATTGCCATGCTGAGCGTCACCAGCGCTCTCCTTACGAGAATGCGCAGTGCTTTCCATTTTCTCCGAATCTTTTTCAGCCAGATTTTCTTCATCGAATGTTTCCTGATATGTTGTGTTACCCATAACAGGCCCGCAGTCCGGACATTTTCCGCCGCCAGCCCGGCCGCAAGTATTGCAGCTTTTTTCAGTCTCCTGTTGTGCTGTTGGCTCTGACTGTTGCACTTCTGGCCCGTTTTGTTGCGCATCCGGGCTGTTTTGTTCCGCTTTCTGGTCGTTCTGTTCCATTTCTTGCTGATTCTGGTACACAGAATCGCGAGTCTGGATCCCCTCAACCCACTTCGGATCATTCGGGTCGCTAATTCCTTCAACAAATTCACCACGTGATGCAGCAAGCACTTTGTCTGCATCAGGCAGATTTTCTGTCTCCATTTTTTTATTTGTTTCGACCGTGTTAACTTTTACCGGCTCTGGTTGTTCAGAGTTTTGTGCGGCATTGGTATTTTGCGGTAAGCCTGTGTATGTGCCATTTTTTCGGGCGACGTATTCTTCTTTGGTGATTTCAGTAGCCCCGGCAGCCAGAGCCTTATTCAGACCAGACAGTTTGTTTGCGCGACCGTATTTTTCGCTGTCCTTATCGGTAAAGAGGAAGTAGAACGGTCCTTCACGCTCTACAGATGGTTCAGCTTCCAGTGCGCTTTCATTTTTTTGGGTGCCAGATACTTCTGTTTCCACTGCATCAGTTTGTGTTGCTGACGACCGGAGAACATCAGCAGGACTCTGATCCGTTTCTTCATCTTCAAACACGCCTTTTGTCGTCAGGTATTCAGTGATGTATTTGTTCAGCGCCACGGGATCTTTGTGAATGTTGAGCGGACGTTCGCGAACAAGACCAAAAATCGTCTGACGGCTGTAGCGAAGCGCATCAGGCTGTTTGCGCATTGATGCGGAGATACGCTTCCAGTCTTCTCGGTCGTTGTCGATAACTTCATTTTTTGCCCAGCGATGGATACTGCCGTCAATGTTTCCGGCATCAATATCACCAGGCCAGAGGGCGCAGGCCAGTTCGCCATCCAGTGTTTTCCATGTCTGCTTGTATTCGCGATGAATGACAGCAGTTACGGAGTCAGTTTTTCCTGCAGAGTTTTCAGTGCCTTGCCGGTTGACTCTGGCGCGGGCAAGATCGACGACGGAATTATATGCTCCACCTTCTTTGCGCTCCTTTTCCATGCGTTTTTTACGTTCGAGAAAATACGCCTGAACGTCGGGCCATTTGGCTGTTGGTTTTAAATCACGTCTGGCATCGTTGATGTACTCAGTCTGACGCTCAGGATATATGGCGTTAATTTCTTTAGTCCTGATAATTGCTTCAGTGAGGTGTCCATCAAAAGTCGTCATCTCGTCATCGCCGAGAAGCCCGCTTGCATTGATGACCATATCCACGGTGATGTTTTCATGTGTACCGAACCTGACAAGGACAGCAGCCCGCTTGTCTTCAGATAACTGATTAAAGTTAACAGTTTCTGTATCCGGTTCAGGGTCGACCGGAACAAAGGAAGCCGACTCCTCATTCCAGCGGTTTTCCTGCATATATTCGGAATCCCAGGAATCGAGAGCAGGGCGGGCCATGCCGGGTTTATCCTCGCAGACAAGAAATTTATAAGCACAGTCCTGAGCTTCCGGGTATTGTTCCAGAAATAACCAGCTAAATTTGGCTCTTGCCCGGCGTTCGTCGCCTGCTTCAATGGCAGTGGCCACAGGTTTAGCGCCTTCTGCTGTTGCCTGTTCGTCCGGAATGGCGGCGCAAATAAAGACTTTACTCATTTTGTTTTAACCTCATTACAGATTTAAGGGTGAACAAATCCCTGCCATTGCTGACATATAAAAATAAAACCGGATATTTATTATGGGGCTGTTTTAAAGGCCTGCCGGGATTTCGTTATTGTTCATGCGAATAACTTTGTCGACAGGATAACAGTTCCCGGGAATTTTTTGCTCTGCCGCGGCAGTCATGCATTCTTCCATTGAGTCATGTATGTCAATAACAAGATCAATCGGTTCACCAGAAACAAAAAAAACAGTCAGAACGAGTACAAATGCCGTATTCATTGCCTGCATCCTGTTTGCATCAGACGTAAACGGGCCAGCATCGAAACAATGCATATTTTATTTAGCAGTTCCTGTTCGTGTTTTCTTTTATTAATGGCATCTTCAGTAAATATCTGATTGCTGATAGTGACACCAATTTCAAAACAACCTTCAGACGTATTAACGTTTGGTAATAACGTTTCCATTATCGCGTCCTCAACAATGAATTTTGTGATGCGGTGCCTGGTGCCTCCAGGTGACGTTAACCAGTTAACAATTAACGCCGGATACAGAGAATCCACCCATAACACTGTTTTTGGTTTTAACTGTTCCGCGTGCGCTCAGCCGCATTCACCACATCACAAAATTCACTTTAAAAAGGGCGGCAGAGCAGTCACGGAGTAAAACTGATACCGCCAAACGTCACCAGAAAATTGATAACAGAGGGCGTTGCAGCGGGGTTGTCACTTAAGCGTATGGTCAACCTGACAACCCGGTGTCCTCAACGGGGAAGGAATAACCCCGCCATACTTACCGCCGCGCCATTTCGCGGAGTGCCACAACCGGAAGCGCACGGTCGACAAAAATTTAACGACAGGCTATCTATGAACCAGCTACCTCGCCGTGCGCTTTCGCGTTATGGTCTGACTTTTCAGGGAAATATCCTTTCAGTAAACTGTCAGTGCCGGATGCTCACCCGTGTCCGGCGCACGCACTCTACCTCACCCGTGAATAAATTAATGATTAATTGATATTTTATAGGTGGATTCAACTTTCCCATCGGATGTGTGATGCTTTAAATCACAGGAATTAATACTGCTTGCTGTAAAGTGATTTTTAAGGGGGGCTATTCGAATCCCTTTCTTTTTCATTAACAGGCCAAATCCCTTATTAATGATGTCCATTAATTCCAGACAGTATTTTTCATGTAAATCCTGGTTATCAGAGAGCTGCTTCTCTTCGTATAGCCCGATAAAGGCTCGGCGCACGTTACCGGATATATTATCGATGGTTTCTTTTTCTACGGTACTCAGGTCAAGAGTAGCCAATTGAGAACGAACTATATTCGCTGCCATTTCCTGGAATGGTATTGGTAAATCTTTAAATTCCATCGTCAACCTCATCAGTCAGTGTTTCTGGCTAACCAGCGACGCGCGCCAGATTCGGTTTTAAGCGTTTTGCTTTTGGTATACGTCATTGCGGTGAACGTACCGTCCTGGTTTGGGAACACGCCGCACACCAGAGATTCGTTGTTGCCAAGATCGATAGTATTCATGCTGACCTCATTTCCCCTTAACGCCGGGGTAGCTGAACTGTTTGCTGAGAACACCGTGCGGTGTCTTGGTGGAGATTAATTTAGAATAACCTAACAAATGTGGCAAGTATTTTTTGTTAGATTGGTCTAACAAAAAGAGTGAGGGAATCTAAGTATCTGAAAGGAGTGTTATTTTATTGATTTGTTTTTACGTGCTTTAAGCATTTCTTCGAAGAGTTTATTGAAATTTTCTACTCTTGCGCGCATTTCAGACAGTAAGGCTTCCTGCTCGGAGGAGGGAAGAGCATCGAATAATTCGATCAATTCTTTGTGGCTGGGAGTTAACTCGGTTTCCACATGAAGTTCTTGTGCTGGCACTGGTGCCTTGTCTTCGTCACCAAACATTAGCCATGTAGGCGAGCACTTCAGCGCATCAGCTAAAGCAAATAACCGCTTCCCGACCGGTTGGGTTTCGTCTCTTTCCCATTGTGAAATTGTGACGTGAGCTACCCCAGCGAGGCGTGCAGCTTCTCGTTGTGTTAGGCGTAATTCTTTTCGTCGTGCCAGAACTCGCTGGCCTAGGGTTCTTGTATCCATAGTTAGGTAATTCTAATTTTTCTTGACTTAGGTATCCCGCGCACATTACTGTTAGGAATATCTAACAAGAGGGGGCTTTGATGCTTAAAGTTGACGCAATTACTTTTTTTGGCAGCAAAACAAAACTTGCCAATGCCGCAGGAGTGAAACTGGCAAGTGTTGCTGCATGGGGGGAACTGGTTCCTGAAGGTCGCGCGATGCGCCTGCAAGAGGCATCCGGCGGGGAACTTCAGTACGACCCCAAAGTTTATGACGAATAT